CTCATAACTGTCTCGAACTCGCACAAACGTATTAAGTTCGGCAATTGTGTCAAAGTCATTGATAATTAACTTGTCATTTTCAATCAAGGTCTTCAAGTTGGCACAACCAATCTTTTTGACTGATTTTGTGGTCTTGATACCGAATGATGTAGAACGCTTGAAACCACCTGAAATTGATTGTCCTTTAATATGATGGTGTTCTAGCTTATATATGTTCTCATATTCCAGATCATAGTGGAGAATGTCCACGACCTGTTGGCCAATATTGTTAGTCTCAATCAACGCAAATGCTGTATTGTATCTTTTACATAATGCATAAACAACTGTAGGTAAAAATAACAATGGTAGTTTATTGTTTCGATATTTGGCAACTTGCCTATATGGAACTTGAGACACATCAAGTATATTAATCGTTGAGTAATCTTGTGCAACACCTTCAGAACAATCTACACAACCAATGTATAGGTGTCCTGGTATTGGGTCTTGGTAGATATCTAAACAATCTTCTTGTTTCAATGGGTCAAAGAATGCCAGTGACCTCAATTTAGAACCAGAGATTAATGTTGCCGATGAACCAATAAATTCTGTCTCAAACTCTTGTCGGAACTGTTCTTCTGATGTGTTACGTATGGTCTCTTCTTTCCATGCGGCATCACGTCCTGGCACCTGTGACCAATGAACCTCCAATGGTTTATAGGTCGAACGTTTCTCTGTTGCATCAACCCACATCTTATAGAAGTGGTTCAGTCCATATGGGGTAGAAACAATAATAACTTTGGTAGTCTTACCAGATGAGATAACAGGATAGGTTGACGTAAAGAATTCGTCAGCCATATTCTTTGGAACGAACGCAAATTCGTCCAAGAAAATTAAGTTATAAGAACCACCTCGAACACCAGATGCTGATGTTGCAAAGGCTGCAATCTTTGATTTGTTTTCTAGTTCAATATTACCTTTGTTCCAAGTAATGATACCTTGTTGCAACCAAAGTGGTAAGTATTCATATGCATATTGCACACGACCTAAAATTTCACGTGCAAGTGAACCTTTGTTGGCAAGAATGGCAATACTGTAATCGTCTTGAAATAGAATCGACCATAACATAAAACCTACAGTCGTAGTTGTTTTACCAACCTGACGAGGCATCTTTGCAATACAGAATCGATTTTCGTGGAATGTTCGTACCATGTCCTCTTGGAATGGCCACATTTTGAAAGGCACAAGGCCATGGTCAACGTTAACAATTTTAACGTATGACTTAATGAAGTAAACTGGATCTTCAGTACATTTTATAATCTCGGCAACTTGTTCTTCGGTGTAAGATAGTTCTACACCAGTTCGTTTTAAGTTTGCGTTGCCGAGGTAACCACCTGCGTCAATCATTATTTAATAAAACTTCTTAACATCCATGCATGTTTTTGGTGTTGGTCTAACAAGTCTTGCAGAAAATTACCAACAGCTGGTTCTCCTGCTTGGTCAGCAGCCACAATACCTGCACGTAAATGAACAATTAATCTATCGTTATCTCTTTTCAATTCTGCCAACATTGAAATCGGAGAAGGAATAATTACTGATTCTTCTAAGTCAGCCAACTCTAACATTCTCAACAAAGAACCTGGTGCATATGAATCCAACATACGAATCTTCTCTGCAATTAAATCGGTATTATTGAATATAGAAGTGTATAGTTCACCAAAGAAATCGTGATATTCCGAGAAGTCTGATCCTTCTACGTTCCAGTGAAACCCGTGAGTCTTAAAATACAAGGCAAAATTTGTACCTAATATTACTTTCAGTTGTTGAATTAATTGATCCATATTATTTCTCTTTATTTGACTTTAAAAACTTTACCAATTCTGTGGTTGAACCAACAAACACAGCTTTATCTATGTTCATTGATTTATCACTCATAGATTTTGGTGCCAAGTCTTTTTTACGTTTTTGAATTTCCATTAGGTCTTTATTTAGGTCAGACATATTCTTAAGCATCGTGGCCACAACCTCGAATGCTCTTGGATGATGAGTGTCTTTGGCAACGTGAATCAATGTGTCCATTGCAGAATTACCTTTGGTAATCATTTCACGTATGTTTTGACGAGCAAACTCAGCATCATCAGCAATATCTGGTGTTAAGTCAGTGTGTACTAACTGACCAGTGGATTCTAATGGGTCAATCTCTAATAACTGAGAAAGATTTTCATCTAATTTTTTCATAATTAAAAGTAAGTAATAGTTTCTGCAAATCCATATTCATCATCTGGACCAGCAGTGTTTGGACTTGGTCTAGTCTGTGCTGAAGCTATAATTGAGTTCTGTGTAAATGTATTTGATGTGATGATATCACCATTTGCAGAATTGGCAAAGTTCAAGTATGTGTTTGCAGTAGATGTTGTAATCATCTCACTAGACTTAACTGGTGGCCAGATGAATGCTTTGGCAGTGAATGTCAAGTCCCATAGAATCAAACGGGTACTCATCATATCACCTTCATAATCTGTAGTTGTCGATACAGAATTTAATATAATTGGCATGTCGTACTTTTGATCCATACCAGGAATAAAATCCATCGTTACAGTAAAATCTGGTGTAAAGAATGGAAGTATTTGTTCCATAATCTGAGCACCATCTTCTGTATTTCGAACATATACAGATAAGTTAAAATCAAAGTTATACGGTATTGGTCCGTATTGTGACTTCAATGAACTGTTATTTGCACCAACTGAAAAGTTTCGGTTAGTAGTAACACCTTTGCGACTAGAATCATATGACATACCTACCATATCAAATGAAATTCTAGGCACAGATATTGCAATAGATTTTGTTAAGTCTGGATCGGAGGCCAAACGAGTTAAGTATTTTTCTTTGGCACCATAAGACAAAGGCACTTTAAATCTTTCGACCTCTGTTGCCATATCTCTGGTGTAACGAATCAACTGAATGTCGTTAAATAGTGTGCCAAAACCTACGACAACTTTTCGTATGGTTCTGTTATAGAAGTGTGCATTACCTAGCATTAAGGTTCACCAAATGGGTTATGTTCAGTGAAGTCGAGTATGTCACCAGCTTCATCTTGAATAATATTATTGTCGGCAACATCTTCAAACACACTGTCTGTTGGCATATCGTCTGCTGCAGTTTGAAGAGACCATGTTGCGCCACTTGTTGCACCAATAATAGTTACACCAACCACAAACTGGCCTTTAACATTAACAACATCTAAGTGTCGGCCAGGATCTGTTGTGTGTACGGTAGCTTTGGCGTTTGCAGTTGCCAATGATGAACCTTGATAAACAAACTCACCAACTGTAAATTTGCCTGTGCCATTAACAGGTACATCCAAACGTGTTCTCTTGTATGAATCAAATGCTTGTTCATCTATCTCTGTGCGACCAGTTTGAATCAACTCATCAGATAATACAAACTGTTTTAGTTTCAAAGCATAAACATAAACATTGCCACCACGTCCACGACCTAATGTGTAGAACATCGCTTGGTCATTTTCATGTTCAACAAACGTTATTTCAAAAAAGTTTTGCATCAAGGGAATGTAAATTAAATCACCTTCTCTTGGTCGGCTTGGTCCAGTGTTAATAACTAAGTCACCAAGTCTAGGTATACTATAGTTTGTGGCACCAGAAGCATACTTAAATCTACGGCGAGAAATCAGTAGTGTTATTTCATCTCGAATCTCAAGACCAAACTTGGAAATAAAGTCTTGTTCACCGTCCATACCCGTAACATTTTCCAAATATACTTCAATTGGAAATGCAACTGTATATTGTTTTAGTGGGTCTTCACCATATAGAGTGTCTGGTCCATTAGGATCAGCACTTGACCGTGGCAAGTAAAACACATCCATGCCATACTGTTGCATGGCCTCAATCACCAAGTCTTCAACTAGTAGTTGTTCTTGTGTAATTCCTGTTGGAAATGGTTGAAAGTAAAAATTTGTAGGCATTCATCAACCAGTCAAAATTTCTGGAGGTAGTACGTTGTAGGCTTGCATCTCAGTTTCGATCTTATCGATTTCTACTTGTGCTTCAGTCATAATTCGAGGACCATCTAACGTAACTCCACCTGGCATCTGAACACCAGCAAATTTTGACAGGTTGGTACCCCACTGGTATTTAATCAACGCCGTGGCATACTGTTTTAAAAATCTATCATCCCAAACATCAGACACACCAGTCTTTGTGGCTGTTGCAGCAGTCACACTTGTTGTTAAGTTTGTGGTTAGATATGCTTGTGTTGGTGAAATAATACGATTAACTTGTACATCTTGACCACCAACTGTAATGATATCACCTTCAAGAATCTGTTGGTCAAATGTTGTACCAGTACCTGTCATTACGTTTGATGTGTTTGTTGCCGTAACTGTGCCGGTTAACATTACTGTATCTGGCGCTAACTTACGATAACATTCAATAACTACATATTCACCTAAAGTTGCATCACGTGACCAATCAATGTCTAAGAAGATTTTATTTTGATGGCGATTGAATCGGTGTTGTGGGTAACCAGAGAACAACATGTTTAATGTTGTGATATGTTGCATTGTGATTTCATATGACACATAAGATACCGATGTGAAGTCATACAAATCATGTAGACGCAACTGATAACGAAGGTCAAACATATTAATTGATGAATTAGAATCATCAAACGGAAATATTTTAGTTACAAAGATAACTGGATCAGGACAGTAAATGAATTTGCGGTCAATATCATCTTGTGTAATTCTGTGCTTCATGTAAATTTTTTCAACACCATCAAAATGATAGTCATGAAAAAACTGAAGTGCATCATCAATTCGGTCGTCAACTTGGTCATCATCTACGTTAATTTGAATAACAGGAAAGCCTAGTCTACGTAGACAATAATCTTTAAATTCTGTTCTTGTTACTGGTGCAGCCATTTTTTATTCTTTTAGTTATTTATTTTAAACAGGTATACGTCTGATTGCTCTTGTTAAACAGCTATTATTTGCTTTTCCAATACTTCCTGTGTAACCACTATCCATCTGTTGATAGAAAGCATAAGGTCCATCATTTTGTTCTGTAGAAGACCAATACGGATAGTTAGCTTGACCGGCTCTTGGTTCAAGTTGCTGTGCTCCACCGTATTGAAATATGGCTGCAGTAGTTTGTGCCGGAGCTCCAGCAGTGTAATAAGTATTTATTGGTTCAGGTGAAACTGCATATGGGTTAGGACCAGACCCTGTGTTATTACTATTGGTTGATGGTTTTAAGTAGTAATACAATACTTCAAGTTCATATCTAGAAGGACAATACCAATCACTGTATCCACCAGTAGTTAAACTTCTCACGTAGTCAGCTACCTCAGAAGCGTTATTATACATAGCGGTTGTATTACTCAAACCATCAATGTTAGAATCAGCGGCAGAATTGGCGTTCTCGTTAAACGTATACGCCCATCTTTTACCAAGTATTTCTGTTGATTTAGGAGAAATAATTAAATAATGAGTAGCAACCCCGTTACCAGAATAACTAATTCTACCTGCAAAATATCCGCCTCCCCATTCCTGGCCAATAACTGTTGGATAATTAGGTGTAGTACTTGTATCATTAATTGTTAACGTACCGGAAGTTGATAGTATTGTACCTGATGTAGAACCAGACCTAATTGATACTGTAAATGTTTCCGCACTCTCTGTTGTCAAATCAGCTGATGGAGTTACTGTAAATGAACCAGCATTTGAGGTTATTGTAAATGAACCAGAAGATGTTGAAAAATCACCAGCGTTTGAATCAATAGTCCAATAATATGTTCCATTGGTTATATTTAATCCAGAAACATTAACGGTTAATGCTGAACCTTCATTAATAGAACCTGCAGCTCCAGTTACTGTATATGTTGGTGGTGGTGGAGTTACCACAGTTGGCCACAAACCATCCGACCTTAGGTCATTCATTCTACGTAAGGAAAAAATGTCGTTTAAAAGACTCATTTGTTATACTCTGTTGTGTTGTTACTGATTAATCAAATCAAATTTTTTATGTCTGTGTGGCTAAGAATTCTTCTAGTTTTTTCTTTTGATTATCATATTCTGTTTTTTCTTCTTCGGTCATTTCTCGCATAGGCCAAACATCTATGCAAACACCATCTATTATTGTATAAACAGGCGTATCTAAAGGAATTTGGTAATTATCGATCCGAGGACGTTCAACACGGGTAAACGGTATCCAATTAGATGGTACTGAACCAAAAGATTGAATTAAATTACTTTCATACGCAGGATGGTTCTTTATTAAACCGTTTTCAGTTTCAATATAAAGTTGTTCTTGCATTTTATTTTCTTTGTCCTTTATTGATTTGTGGTGAGTGTAGATGGGAATGCACGACCAGTACCCCAAATGATACGAACAGCACCATAGTTACTAGGTGGATCACCACCTCCAGTAAGTGAAGATAATGAACTACCTCCACCATATGTAGCAGTGCCAGTTCCGCCACCCGAGCCTCCGCCTCCTGCTCCTGTCATATACTGAGGAGAAGGATTAGCATTAGATACACCACCTGCACCATTAGATCCTTCGCCAAATATTCCAACGCCACCTCCATTACCAGCAAAACTGGAACCGTTTGAAGCACCACCGCCTCCGCCACCGCCAGAACCAGCAGAACCGTTATTACTTCCAGAAGGTGCACCAAGGCCGCCGTTGCCGGAATATCCGCCGGCGCCTCCACATCCACCATATGGTGAACCAGAACCACCATTACCACCATTACCACCACCATCACCTACGTAACCACCACCGGCGCCGTTAGCACCGTTGCCGGTACTGGCACCACCATAACCAGCTACAGTACCAGTTGATATGAAGTAACTAGTACCACCTTGTTTATTGGATGCGAAAGTATCAGCACCTTTGCCAACCACAACAGTATAACCTGTTCCTGGAGTTACTGAAATGTTATTTTTCCAACCTAGTCCACCACCTCCAGCTCCACCAGTATCACCGGCGCCGCCGCCAATTGCAACAACACTAACTGAAGTGACTCCAGCTGGTGCAGTCCAAGTATAAGTTCCTACTGTTGTGTATGCCGCCTGGCCAGCAACAACAGGTGTAGTACTTGTATCATTAATCGTTAATGTACCAGAAGTTGACAATATTGTGCCTGATGTAGAACCAGACCGGATAGAAACTGTAAATGTCTCAGCACCTTCAGTTGTTGTGTCAGCAGATGGAGTTACTGTAAATGAACCAGAGTTGGATGTAATAGTGAAAGAACCAGAACTTGTGGCAAAATCACCAGCGTTTGAATCAATAGTCCAATAATAAGTACCATCAGTAATACCTGTTCCGGAAACATTAACAGTTAATGCTGAACCTTCATTTATAGAACTTGAAGCTCCAGTTACTGCATATGTTATAGCAAACGGTGTAGTTGGCCACAACCCACCAAGTCTTCTGCTTCGTTGTTCGTAACCCCAAAGTGGGCCTGTAATATTTGTTTCTGCCATTTGTTTATTATACCGTTGTGGTTGAAGAAGTTGCAGTATGGTCACTTACAGTAAACGTAACCGATGCAACAGTTAATCCACCTGTGATAAGTGTATGTGAAGGATTGCTACCAATACTAAGAGAAACCGCTGATGTTGAAAAATTAGCACTGTCATAAACAATAGATCGACCACCAACTGTATATGTACCTGTTTTTGTACCATCCGTAGGCAACTTATAAACAATAGAATCTTGATCGGTAGTATTAGTTGCGGATCCTGCACCATAAAAATCACCAGTATTATCTAAATCTAATACTGTTCTGAAATCAGCATCGTTTGTATTAACTTTATTAACGGTTCTTTGCCATTGGAGTGTGCCACTTGAATCGTGTTTCATTATGACTGACCGATTGTCATTCACAGTTTGATAATACGAACCAGTATAAGAATTGCCTGAACTATCAGTAACAGTAGCTGATCCAAATGAGCCCGCAGCATCGTAAATTTTTCCCCAAACTAAAGATGATCCACTCGAATTTAGTTTGGCTGTATATACTGAATAATATGAACCGTATTGACCACCAGTGACATATATGTTATTACTACTATCTAATGATATACCTTGGCCAAGCACATAACCACTGCTGGAAGATATACCAGCTTGCCACACTGAACTGCCAGCTGAATTAATTTTTACAATATAATGTTGGTTAACACTGGAATTGCCACCACCAGAAGTGGAATATCCAGACATTAAAACATTATCTGAAGAATCTATAACCAAATCAGAGCCAGTACTTGTGCGAGCATCAAAATTTATTGACCATTGACTTGTTCCACTCGAATCAAGTTTAAGTAAATATGCAATTTGGCCACTGTTTATTGGAAATCCTTGACAAGTACCTATAATATAAGCATTTCCTGTACTATCAACAGCTATTCCATTTGCCTGCAAGTTGTCACCACTAGATGCTGCATAAAAACGTTTTTGGTATAAAATTGATCCAGTAGAATCTGTTTTAATTACAAATCCAGAGTAGTATCCACCAAGAACATAACCACCAGTCATATAAACATTATCGGAACTATCAATAAACAATGAACCTCCAGCAAAACCAAGACTTATGCTTGAAGCAGAATTTGTATATTTTTTTTGAAATTGTATAGTACCAGCTGAATTATATTTTACTAAAACTATATCAGTAGAATTTAAAAGGCTAAGACAATAAACGTTTCCAGAAGAGTCTACTTTTACAGAACCATAAAATTCACCAGTGCCAGTTGTTGATAAAGTTGAAATCCATTGTGTATTTGGTAAAGATGCAATAGTAAAAGTAGTTGGCCACAACCCACTAGCCCTCTGGTTATAATGATTTTGAGTTGTTAATATTCCACTAATTGCCATAATGATTCTCTTATGCTGTACGTTTAGCTGATACGAACACCGATACTACGTTAGCGTATGATGAATAGATATCTAGTTCATCTCCAGCATACAAATATTTTGGTGCCTCACACAATTCGATTGTTGAGTTTGCAGGTAAAATAATGTCTTTGGCAATGTAACCTTGTATCGTATTGCTTGAGTTTGTCCAGATAATACTGATTGCGTGGTTACCAAATGCAGTATCTTGATTAACAATTTTGATACTCTCAATAACTGCTGGACTACCTGTTGCAGTATAAAGTGTGGAATAACCTGTACCAGCCAATGCAGTTGCTCTATCAAACGAAGACAATGCAGTAGTTTCATACACAATAGTTACGTGTGCATTAGAGTTTGCAGCTGCACCATTGACAAACGATTGCATTTTGATAATGTCATTTGCCTTAACAACTTGTGGTTTCTTCAACATCTCTACAGAAGAACGTGATGGTATTGGAATATTTCTGAACATCGAAACGTTTGCAGAAGAATCTGTTGGTGTAAAGTCAGCAGTTACAGTCACGGCAGCATTAACATCTGGACCAATGTTTGTTACATAGATCGAATAGATTGTTGCATTGGCAGAGAACACTACAGCGTTTGCCAAAGAACTTGTAACTGCATAACCAGTTGCTACGTTGATTGCAGAGTTGAATAGTCCTGAACCACCGCCTGTGTTAGCCTTGGCATATGCAGAGTTGGCATAAGAACTAGCTGCATTGGAAGCTTGAAAAGCACCGTTCGCATAAGATGACGCAGATGTTCCGTTATTAAATGCAGAGTTTGCCTGTGTAAAAGCACCATTAGCATATGAACTTGCAGAGTTAGCGGCACCAAAACCAGCATTCGCATATGCAGATGCTGAGTTAGCGGCATCACGTACCCAAGAATCTGTTGAGTTATTGGCTGCAGTAAATGCAGCATTAGCGTGAGTATATGCTAAGTTTGTGTGATTAATTGGATCGTAACCACGGATAGTTGC